TTCTCCTATATCGGCTTTCTTTTCTAATTATGTTTGAGATTCAGAATTATTCCTAAATTTACGTTGATCTTATCGTCTCTTTAGATCTGAAAGACCGCCTGAATATTAGCTTTAATTGGGGTGATAAAACTATTTTCAATTAATCGCGTCATATTCTGGCGGTCTCGCAGGTGTTCTATTGTCACTGTTGCAGGTTGTTAGTCACCACGAAGTCGAGTGAGACGAACTCGATGCTCTTTGTGGGTTGGACGAAGATCTTACCACGGAGGGTGTTGTTGAGGATGTCGTCCTGTGTTGTTGTGGAGGAATCGATCACAACGCGGAATCTCTCGAGACCTGCGAGTGCTTGGATTCTCTGGAGGCGTGGGGTAACGGCGGCAGAGAATCGTGCGAGTGTTGCTTCGCGGTTTGGCTCGAAGATGATCGTGTTGGCGATGTCTCTCACCTGACGTCGGATCTCGATAAGGAGTCTTCTCACGTTGACTCTGTCGAGAGCTGAAGCAGCAACCTGCAGCGTCTTCTGTCCCCACACCACGAGACCTGAAGTCGGATTTGTTCCGCTTCTAGGCGCACCCGGGAAGGCGACAAGAGGATTGATGCTATTGTCATACAAGCTGTCGAGATCGTTCTGTGTAAACTTCACGCGTGCTTCGAGTGCGACGTCTGGGAGAGCGCCACGCGTGAAGCCTGCGGGAGCAAACCAAGGGTGACCCACAGCATCATTCAGCGCAAGAGCTCCAAGCACCACGACTGATGGTGGCACGAAGAGATTGATGCCCTTTGGATCGCTGTAGAGCACGTCAGGGAAGTATGCAGCTGCGAAAGAGCTGTCCACTGAGCGATCTCTGAACGTCGTGAGGGAGTTAGTCACTGAGGGGTTATCGCTTTCAGTTCTAACGTTCTCACCGTTCTCGTCTTGCTGCTCGATATCCATGATGAAGAGAGCATCAAATCTCTCCTCTGTTGCCTGTACCGCTGTATCAGTGACAAGAGGCTCTCTAATGCCTGGGATGGCGAGGAGCTGAATGTCGACGTTGACTGTATTCTTCATGATCTCAATTGACTTGAGATAAGCAGATACGCTGGGTCCTTCGTTGAGACCGCGTCCGAGTCCTGAAGTCATATCGGCAACGACTGCCAGGTTTGTAATCTCAGACTCGTTTTCATCGAAGATATTAACGCCATCGAATCCACCTTGCATAACAGCTGTATACTTAGCAAATTTCTTGTTATCAGCTAGATCGTCGACCTTGAAAGGACGAGTCTTGCTTGAATCTGTTGCGCCGAGGTTATCAGAGAGGTAACCGCCTGCAGCAGGAGCTCCACTTCTAACATAAACTGCCTTGCTCCATTTCTCAGGGTCAGCATTTCCACTAGAACCTGTCACAACTTGAATATTCTCTAGTGTGAAGATGTTGTTGCAGAAAAGATCTGAGTCAAGAACGCCGTTAGCAGCTGTCGCAGCTTGACCTGTGTTGCTACCTGTGACGAACTTGGCTTCGCCAACAGCAAAGTCAGGGAAGTATTTAACGAAAGACTGTAGGCTAGCATTCTTTAGTACTGAGCCGTTTGTCTTAGTAAGCGTCTCAGGATGTTCGAACTTAACACCCCAATAGAATCCCTTTTCGACCTGTTCTTTGACTGACCATTCTTCACCTGTTGTGATCTTGGTTCTGAATGGAAGTGGAGGTGTAACAGAGTTCTTCAGGTAAGAGCCTGTTCCAAGGCTGTATACCTGTGACATAACGTCGGCGACCGCACCAGGAGTAACAGTTGACAACGGCGCGGATCCTGAAGTTACAAGATGGTCTATACCTCTAAAGCCCATGGGCAGTGCAAGAGGATCAACGAATCCATTCTCGATGTCAGGATTAATTTCAACACGAACGTAATTAGAACGATTAGGATAGTTTCCTTCAACAACTAATTTCTGCGAAGAGAGCTCTCTATCAAAGTCATAGTAGGCGTGTAAGTCACCAATTACCTTTGAGATGTAACGGTCAGATGCTGGGTCGAGTGTAACCCCTGTAAACTTTTCGTTAACAATGACTTTCTTATCAAGATCTCTGTCGTCCCACAGTCTAAGCACAACATCGAATGTTCCGTATTTGTTAAGTGGATCGCTGGACTTGTTGATGTTTTCAATAGAAACTTTTATCTTATTTGATATAGCACTACCGTCATCAAGAGCATGAAGCTTAAACAAATTAACTTGCTCGCCGCCGAACTTTTGTGAAATAAACCACGGCGTTAACGCATGTCCAAATCTATCTCTAAAGTTTTCATAATTTGGAACTGTAGAGCTTCCTACGTTTCTAGCTGTCGAACCCGAGACGATAAAAGCCGAAGGTTCTCTTCCAGCATTTGGGCCTGATCCTGATACAGCATTAATTACACCTGAGCCTGTTACGACAGCTAGTGAATTATGAATATCCCAGTGCGCGTAAAGGTAATGTCCTGATTGCTGAATCTTTAATGGATCAGTGTTGAACACATCAGCAAAATAATTGTTTGATGTAACGTCAAAAGATGCCGTAAGCACGTTAGGATAAGAAGTATCTGTTCCCTTGTGTCCGTTAAGAATTAAAACAAATTCTTGCTTGGCAACGCTATCTTGAGTCAAGACAACATTTCCTAAAGTCGTTCCTTGAGCATTTGCTTCTGTTGCAACGAGCGCAGATGATGGCCCGTTAGATGTAAGGCCTGAACCTGGCAAAGAAGAAGAGAGTCTCATAATAACACCGCTAGGTGCCATGAGAACGCCTCTTATGATCGGAATTGCACGTGTTGAACTCTGCAGATCTGCTTCACTAAAAACTTTTGAACCAGCAGACTCAGACATGAAGCAACCCAAGAAATAAGTTCTTCCAAGAGGACCACCAGCATTTGCATAAGCATTTGCTGCAAGTGCGTCTAAGTTAGATTCTTGATCACTGGGCTGTTGTTCTCCAACAGTGAAACCTGCATTTGTAACATCACCTGCAGTGTTTCTTTTCTTTCCGTCGCCGACGCCTAAGACTCTTAAGTAAGTCACGGCTTGAGCATTTCTAAGCCACTCTCTAACTGCGAGTGGACCAAACTTTTTGCCATCTGTCTCGCCGAACTTTGCAGTCCAGTCAGATAGATTGCCAACGGTCACCGGCACGAATGCTGGTCCCTTAAGTGCTGTTCCAATTATACCTGCAGGAATTCCAACTGGTTCTTGCGATGTTGGTCCTGTAAGATCAATTTCTCTAGATGTTACGCCTGCGCTTCCAAACTTTAGTTTTGCCATTTAAGCTCTCCAATTACTAGCTAACTATTCATCAAGGCTCATTTTCACACGAATTGAACACCACTATTTGTCACAATGAAGTCAATTGCTATAAATTCCACAACTCTTGTTGGAACAACTACAATTCTACCATTGAGTCTGTTGAGATCAGCATCCTCTTGTGTATTATTGGTTTCGTTCATAACAACTTGGAATCCTTCGATTCCTGCTTGGACCTGAATTAGCCCTAGCTGGAATGACGCATCCGCAACAAACTTATTGCGAACTGCTGCTGTATTTTGCTCAAACACAATTCTCTTCGCGATATCAATTACAATTCGCTTAATCTCAAGCATGAGTCTACGAACATTGACTCTGTCTAGAGCTGATTTGTTCAGCTGCAGTGTCTTTTGACCGTAGACAACAAATCCAAGACGCGGGAAAGTTGCGATTGGATTAATTCTTGATTCGTATAGTCTATCTCTGTCAGACACATTTAGACGAACTGCAACGTTTGTCACGAAATCAAGAGCTGCACGGTTAAATCCTGCAGGAGCGAACCAAGGATAGGAAACTCTATCGTTGAATCCGAGTGCACCGAGTGCTGCAACTGATGCAGGAACTTTGACTCTACGACGATTAGTTGCGTCATCAATAAAGACATCAGGGAAATATGTTGCAACGTAGTTGTTGTCAATCGTTCTTGAATCAAGCTCATTACAAACATAGTTGATGTTTGGCTTAGCTGTTGAATCATCATACAGTCTATTGCCGCTATCATCGTAAGAAGGAATGTCCATAACATGCATTGCAAGACCATAATCTTTGACTTTGATCATTGCATTGTCGTTAATATAGGGCTCTCTAATACCAGGCATTGCAAGCAGATTGTTGTTTGCAATAATTGGATCAGTCGCTATATTGACAGCAGTGATATAAGAATTTACACCGTTGTTATTAATATCTTGACCCGATGGATTCGAAGAGAAACCCGGAATATCGTTGTTAGTTGATGCGCCGCCTGTTGAGTCAAAAGAGACTGACTTATCGTTTAGGCGTCTGGCATTTCTTTCAAGAAGATTTGTACCATCAAAGCCACCGTACATGAGATTGGTAAATTTCGCAAACGCAGAGAATCTATTAAAGTCTGCAGCTGATCCTGAAGCGAGCAGCGTTGCAAAAGACATTCTATTTCTTCCGCCTTCTGCGTAAGTAAATTTAGTGTTGTCAAGGGCAGCATTTCTAATGTATGCAGCTTCTTTCATATGATTTGAAACTGAACTTGTCAAATCACCGATAGAAGTGTTATACAGAACAACCTTTGACAAGGTAAATTTGTTATTATTCAAAGTATCAGCATTAGAACCTGTCACAAGAGAATCAAGTTTCTCAATACCAACAAATTTTGTCAACGAACCAAGAAGTTCATTCTTCTCTTGAACTACGTTTGGATTGAGAAGAGAAGTACCAGTTGGGCTTGATGAAGTGCTGCTTCTCTCAAACATAGTGCCCCAGTAAAGACTTGGGACTGTGACTTCAGAGTTGCCTGGTGCGCCTATGAACGAAGGGCTTGCAGGCATTTCACCACGTGTCACCTTGAATCTCATGGGAACAGGAGGCAAGTAAGAAGCTGAAAGGCTTGCAAATGATGTACTCAATTTTCCGCCTAAGCGAGCATCGCTGGGACTTAAAGCCGTAGACGAAACAAGATTAGGATTTACATTAAGAACGTGTATGCCCTTAAATCCAAACGGCAGGCTCGTCTCTGGGACTTGCTTATTGTCTACCATTGAATTCATTATGACTCTTACGTACTTTGAACGATTTGGATATTTTCCAGTCGAGACAATTCTTCTTTCACCGGGCAAGACGGAATCAAAGTTATATTGAACCTTTCTATCGCCAATAAGCTTTGCAATATAATTTGGTGAGTCAGGGTTTAATGTGCAGTTTGAGAATTGCTCAATAACTTGTGGATTTTGGTCAGTGTCTCCCCAATTTCTAACTTGAACAGTAAATGTTCCGTATCTATCAGCATCATTAGCTGATGCCTTTAGATTTGAGATGGAGATCTTGTAGAGTTGATTTGCATATTCTCCATCATCGAGCGCCTCAAAATGGAAGAGATCATACTCTGTCTTTCCAAAAGGTTGGGTGATAAATGATGTTGTCTTTGGAGCTGTGTATCTAGTGTTATACGAACCAAATACCTCTCTAAACGACTTACTTGAATCGCCAGAAGTAGAAACATTAGCAGAACCCGAAAGAATTGCAACTCTGCTTTGTGCGCTACCGCTAGCGTAAGCGACTGCTTTGTCTACTGCAAAGTCGGCATGTAGATAATGTTGCTCCTGATAGAATTTGTCAGGATCTCTGTTTAAAATCTTTCCAATGTAGTCACCATCTGTAGGGTCAAATGACGCTGTTAAAACTTTAACTCCAGAAACTCCGTCAGTTGTTGCAAAGCCTGAGCCTAACGAAGAAGAAATAATAAGCTTAAATTTGCCTGATCCTAGATCAGCATCGTCATCAATAGCTGTTGCAACTGCAAAAGAAGAAGCAGCAATGCTACCGTGAGAAGCAGTTACCATTAGACGCGCTGTGTCTGGTGTCATGACAAGGCCGCGCACAAGATTTACATAAGTTGAACCTGCAAACGTGTCATTATCAGAGAACATTGGTGCAGCTGAACCTTCGTAAGTTCCAATATCATGTCTTGCAACTAAGAATTGAACTACGCCTGAATGTCTATTGTCGGTCGTTGATGTGCCAGGCCGCGTAAATCCTGCGTTTTGAACCGTACCATACGTGCTAGTGGCACTTATGTGTGCTGAAGTGGAATTTGCACCTGCTCCGAGCACTCTAATGTAAGTAAGAGCAGAACGATTCTTCAAGAATTCGTTTGCCGCATAAGGACCAAACTTATCAGGGTCAAGATTGCCAAAAACTTCAACATATTCGTTGAAATTTGCAACAGTGACAGGGACAAAAGCAGGTCCCTTTCTAGCAGTTCCTATTATTAATGCAGGTACACCTGTAGGACCTGTTGCTGCTGGTGCTGAAAGATCTATCTCGCGCTCATAAAAATTGGGCGACTTAAAAGTCTGCTCTGACATGGATTATCTCCTTAACATTACCGATCAATAAATATCGTGTTAAAATTCACTAATAAAAAGAAAATTCATTCTAGATCATCAAGGTCGTTGCCTGTATACACTGTTTCACCGCTAGCATTCTTTGATTTGATTTTCAAGTATCTGTAACCTCGCGGTACAGTTGTATATGCAGGATCATTTGGACTACCGCCTGCAGGATTTGCTGGGTCGTGTTGTGTGATAAAAGGAGAAATTTTTTGTTGTCTCCAACCAACACCTCTCTGATCGTCGAGTATATTTTTTTGTTCATCTAGCGGCAAGGTTGGATCATCTGATCCAAGAATATATTTGTTTTCTGCTGTTGGAAATGACAAAAGATCATCTTCAGATGAGTAGTTTCTAAACTGAATAGTTGGAGATGAAACATATCTCTTAAGCGGGACTGGTGCGCCTGGTGTTTGTGTTGCAAAAAAATAAGCAGGTACAGTAACAGTAAACGTGTGCTTGATAAATCTTTCAGTTGCTGACATATCTTCAAAACTAGACTCTATAGCATAGACTCCACCTTCGACTGTTGCAATAAACCAGTAACCTTTTTGCGTGTCTAGACGCCATGATTGACTTTGCGGCAGAAAAGATGTAATAAATTTTTCTATCACCTGATTTGAATGCTGCATGTACTGTGTCCAAACAGTTACTTGATATTTAGCAGTATAGAACTGAGGCGCTGGAACGACTATCGTTTCAAAAACATTATTTAAAAGGTTCGGTTTTAAATAAGCACCATCTATAATGTCTTTGTCGACTGTTCTATCGCCTAATTTCCTTTCAACAGTAACTTGATTTTCAACTAAAGAGCCAGAAGAGTTTAGTGCCAAATTAGTTTGATTTCCCAGCAACATTCTATTGACTAAATTTTGATAGTCTCTGTCGGTTTTATCAAGTCTTCTTCTAATAATCATTTCACCTTGCTGCTGATTAATTCCTCTGCCTGCAACATCAGTAGCTAGATCTTGATTAATCTCTGTTCGCATTATTGTGATTAAGGGTAGAATTAAACTACCTGTCTGATCTCTAACGGGGCGTCCTCTTTTAATCATTGCCCATTTTTCACCTGCGGCAAATATTACAGGTACTCTGACTAAATTTGTTTCATCTTTACCGACTTGAGGAACAATCTCTTTGTCAAATAGATTAAAAATTGCAACATCAACATCTTCTAGTCCGCAAGAATTTATATAAAAGTCAGGAGTGCCACTTGACTTTTCATAACCCGATTTTATTGGATTAATACCGTAATTTTTCTTGCTCTGAGTTTTGAATCTAGTCGGCATATCGTTTTTTACTCGTCATAGAAAGATGTTTTAATTTTTCGAACCCCGTCAATAGGCGGATCAAGCACGCCTGACTCTCTAAGATCCCTCTTGTCGCCCGTTGGATTACCTGCAGAGTCAATTGAATTTCCGCGTTGCTGCTCAAAATTAACTTGAACAGCATCAGCATCAGTGTGAGAGATATCGGTGGGTCCTCTAAACGGCGCTTTAAACAGTCCCTCTCGAGACTTAGTACCGATTACTTTTATACCGCTTTTGTGATCCGGGAGACCAAAAATATTTTTTGTAATCATTGCTTCAGTTATTTCAAAAAACAGTTCGTCAAAAGAGAAAAAGTCACCAATGTTAATGCTAATTCCTTTATCAACCATGTCTCTGTATTGAATAAATGCTTCTATCTGATACTGTTTGTCAACACCAAATTTATCAATCTTGGTTGATGACTGAAAGTTTGCATCCACAAAGCATTCAATCTCTATAGGATTGTCATAAAATTTTTTAAGCGACTCATTATAAAGCGGGTGAGTTTTAGTTTTCTTTTCAGAGATCGGATAATAATAGATCTTCTGACCAATTACATCCTTTACTATCTCTTTTGTTATATCAGAGATGAAGTTAAGTTCGCGCTGTGTTACAAATAATCTTGCCATAACTAAATCTCAATCTCATCAGCCTATAACGATCGACTTGCCTAGCGGCATGGGAATGTATCTAAGATTCTTATTCATATTTTCAGCTGCAAGCGCATCAGCTTCTAAGAGCTTTGCCCTAGTTAAATTAGTTAAGAATTCTTTGAGCTGAGTAACAAGCTTGTCCTTGTCTTCTCTACCTGTAGTTACAAGACTCTCGCCATTCAACTGCAAATCAGCGTTTGGAATGGGAATGCTTTGGAATTTAGAACGAATTAATCCGAGCAATTCTCTGCTCAGTGCTAAAGTATATTGTCTAATCCATTGTCGACCTGGCTGTGTTACTCTAGCAAAGGGTATGTTGCTGTATGGTGCGTTTTCGGGGCCGGACACTCCATAGATTGCATCATCAGTGTATGCTGTCGGATTTAATGGATTCTGTTTTTCCATGACTTTACAGTAAACTTTTCCTATTTGAGACTCAAGTGCAGGAATAGGAAAAAGTCTAAGTTTACTTCCAAGTATTTGATAGCTGTACTGCGAACGACGCACTCTAAAAGCTGTTTCTAACATACCTCTTCTGAGTACATCTTCAAAGACAGGTAGCACGTAGAAGACGGTTGAATTTATATAAGACTCATAGTTGAAGTTTGTCGCAAGATAGTTTGTTATATTAGATGCATTGAGCAAAAAGTGCTGAGCTGCAATTGGCTCGAAGTGGAAAAGTTCAACTACTTTTAGCTTTCCTTTGGAGCCTACCGGAATTGTGTCATATAGAACTTGTCCTTCTTGACTTCCAGATGCAATCTTTAAGTCAGTGTAGATATC